TTTAGGTCCGTTTTGTAAGTAATCAGCGATTGCATATTGTGCTCTTGTAGGAGAAGGTAACTCAAGTTGAGTCCACAGGGCTTGTAGAAACAACTTGAAATCTTCTTGTAATGCGGTTAAAGGGTCCGTCATGTTTTAGTAGGATGAACCCATTTTTCTACATAATAAATTTCTCCAGTGACAGGATCTTTTCTTCTTATAAGATCATTATAATCTCTATTTCTACCTCTTGCTACCCATTTTTTAGCTTCTGATATGGATAGTGCGCTAGCTGGTTTTTTCTTTTTGTTACCTGCTTTTAATGTGTCTTTGTTTGCCATGGTTAGTTAGATAATACAGTTGTTGTTGGAGCTTTAGATACAGGTAAACTACCTGCTAGTATTTCATATACTTCGTCTACTCCATATTTTTCTACTAATTCAATATATTTTTTTTGACCATAGTGTTCTTTTAGCCAAGATGTTTTATCAGATACTGGACCTTTTCTAGGCCAATAATCTCTTAGAATTGGTTCAGTAAATTTTACTATATCTTCATCAATAGTTTCTGATTTATTAATAGCTTGTAAAATAATATCTGTTAATTCATCTTTATTGCTTCTAGATGCATTACCTTGTATCCATCTGCCAGTTTTTGCGTCAAACATATCTTTAAAAGGTTCTAATTCTAAATTAGTAATCATATCAGCACCTTTTTTACCTTTTCGAGTATGTGCTTCAACAGCTTCAATATGACCTAAACTCCACATACGAGTACCTTCATCATAGTTTAAATTTCTAATTAATCTTTTTAAAAGATTCTTATTTCTTTTTTGAGCTTTAATGTAATCTGTTATTTGTGTTTCAGTTAATAACTCTGTACCCAGTTTTGTTCTATTGGCATTAATTCTTTTAGCAGCATCTTTAACTAATTTTTCATCCACGGTAGCAGTAGATTCACGAATCACTCTACCAAGTGTAGTTTTTTCTAAAGAATCAAAATTAAAATTAGGTTCTTTTAAAGAATTAGCTTTATTTTTAATATAATACATTTTGCCATCAATTTCTCTAAGAGTACCAAAGCTTTTTAAACTTCCTTTACCATCTGGACTTAAAGCTTGTTGTTTTTTCCAGAACTTAATAGCTTCTTTTTCTATATCAGCAGCTTGTAATGCAGCTTTGGTATTACCAAATTTTTCTATATAATTACCCCATTTAGCAGTACCAACATTAGTAGGTTTACTAGGTAATGATTGTTTAATTAAATTCTTAACTTCTTGAGTTCTAGGTTGACGTGTATATTGAAACGAAGTTTTTGCTAGATCTTCATTTTTAAAAACAGCGTTAACACCTTGACCTAAAACTGTATTATTAGTAACTAAAGCTGGTTGTAAATTATTAGGAGGGATTTTAAATTTACTTACTTTATTCAAACCTTTATCCGTAAATGCACCTGTTACTATACCTGCACTTACACCTCCAACTACGGTAGCAAATGTTGGATCTACGTTTAAATCAGGTAAACTACCTATTTTTTCTTTAGTAAATGGATTATAAAGATCTGAACCAGTAGCCCACATCCGAGCACCTGTAGCAGATTTCTCAATTACTGCATCTTCAGCATGTATAAAAGAACCTACTAACCGTTTTCCTATGTCTTTTTCATTTGGATCTGTAGCAGAACGTTTTAATTCGTCTGTAACTCCAGACATGAAATTAGCAGCACCTGATAAAACACCAGTAATCCCAGGTCTATCTATAGCAAAATTATGAGCTGCTGCAGTTACTTGTTTAGTTAATTTAGTAAATAAAGGGTCTTCATCACTTTGAGGTGTATTTGTTATTTTAGTAGTTTGTCTTTTAACTTCTTTTAAATATTCTTCTTCTGTATATTCATTATCAAAATCTAATTCACCTGTAGGGTAATAATGATCATTAAATTTACCCCAACCTTTAAGTAATCCTGTTTCTTCATCTATCATAATTAACTAATATGTGTAAGGATCATTTGTTCCCTATCGGGTATTGTTCCAAAAGTAGCTCGCATCCATCCGAGCCAATTACTACTCCCCTTTTGCTGATTACATCTCTGACAGGCTGG